TCACCATTAATGTTTTGAAACAGCGTCAAATCTGATGCTAATTGCTGCATTGGTGTTTTGCCAGTTTTATTATTTCCAAAAATCCAATCAGTTACACCTTTCATACCATCTGAAAATGATTTAACGATACCACCAATACCTTGTAAACCAAAAAATCCTAACATGCCGACACCAAATGCAGGAATTGCTCCAGCTAATTTTACTAAGTTACCAGCATCAAGTCCACCAAATGCATTAAGACCTTCTGCAAGGTTCACCATCATATCTTTTACGCCCTTGCCACCACCAAGCATATCAATGCCTTTACCACCCAAGGCGAGACCTGCTAGAAATCCACCTAGACCTAAACCAATGGCGGTCATACCTAACATTGTTCCACCCATCATCGCAAGACCAACTGGTGCAGCTACTCCAGTAATAACTCCAAATAAACCACCAGTTGCTAATAATGTACCAAAGGCCGCCATACTACTTGGATTAAATGCATTAAGACCTTCTGCAAGGTCAACCAACATCTGTTTAACACCGCCACTTCCTCCCAATGCAGCTATACCTGCACCGCCTAAAGCGAGACCTGCAAGAAATCCACCAAGACCCAAACCAATCATGGTCATACCTAACCCAGCACCAACTGACATTTTTGCACTTGTGCCAGCATCAGCTCCAGCAACAGCACCAAATAACATACCAGCACCTAACAATGTACCAAAGGCTGCCATACTGGTTGGATTAAATGCATTAAGACCTTCAGCGAGGTCAATCATCATAGTTTTAACACCGCCACTTCCTCCCAATTCAGCTATACCTGCACCGCCTAAAGCTAATCCAGCAAGAAAACCACCTAGACCTAAACCAATTGATGCAATACCAATTGACATATTGATTCCCTTGAAAGCACCTTTTACTGGATTAGAACCTGATGGACCGAATAACATACCAGCACCCAATAATGCACCAAATGCTAATAGTGATGTTCCACTAAATGCTCCTAATCCTTCTGCAAGATTCACCAACATATCCTTAACACCACTAGCGCCACCTAATTGATTAACTGCAGCTCCACCTGCAGCTAAACCTGCAAAGAAACCGCCAATGCCAAGGCCTATAGCAGCTATACCTACACCTTTACCGATTCCACCAGCAAGTGATGATAGAAAGTCCAAACCAATACCTTTTAATCCACCTGCGCCACCTGCGGCCGCAGGAGAACCACCAGAAGAACTTGGTGTTGGTGTTTTTGATTTCTCTTTTGAAAATTTTGATTCATATTCTTTTTCTCTCGCAGCAGAATTTTTCCAAAACATATCAGAACTTTTTGTTGCTTTACCACCCAACAACTTGACTACTTTCATAATGTTTAATTTTGTCAAATTTGAATCTCTTGCCATCATCGGCAACACCATTGTATTTTTTGCAGTCATTCTTGTATTAACAGAAATATCTACTAATTGTGATTCCAAAGCACCTGTGTTTAAACTAGGTGTAGTTAATCTGGAAGACATGGTGTTGGTTCTTGATTTTGGTGTCGCACTATACGCTTTAAATAAAGCCGGCAACATTGCAGCCATCAATCCTTGTTGATTAAACATCTTTCTTGGATCAATTTTTTCAAGTGCGGCTTTACCTAAGGTGGAACCTAATCCACCACCACTTCTCTTTTCTGATTTGTATATGTCTGCTAGTCTACTCATTAGTGTTTTACTCTCTGTTGAGCTTTAAGTTTTTCATTCTCTACTTCAAGATATTTAACCAACAATGAAATGTAAATATCTCTTTCCCAAGGAATCATCATATCCAATTCCGTCAAACTATATTTGTGATGTTGCATAAGTGCAAAGTTAGTTTGATAGTAGTTACCAAGGGACTCATAATTTAGAATTACCCGAAAAAATTTTGGATGCCTTCAATCGTAGTTTTTTCTTCGTAACCACATTTCTTACATTTGAACTCTACATCTTTAGAAATCTTTGGCATAGTTTCAAAAAACTTTTGAATTTTTGCTATGTCAGATTGTTGCATAGTTTCAATGAAATCTGTTAATTCTTGTTCAGTTGAATCTTTGGCATAATATATTTTTTCTTCATCAAAAATGTAATCAACACAAGCAATAATCAATTGAAATAAATCACTCTCGGATTGAATATTCAATTTACTGATAATATCAAAACTTGGATACTTCATCATTATGCCTAACTTTTCAGTTAGCATAATTTTATTTGAATGTTCTTCGTTTTTTGTCGGTTTAATATCCATCAGATTAACATCTAATTTTATTTTACCAGCACATTGAACATTTTCATCTTTATCATTTTTAACTAAATTATTGCATACATAATTTAATTCTACTTTTTCACCAACTGACTTAGCTCTAAGATTTAAAAATAGATTCTCTAAATCAAAAACAGGTAACTTAGAAACATCTGTATCATCAACTACACAATTTGTTAATACTTGCTTGATTGAATTGATAACTTCTTTTGAATCTTCTGACTGTGCAGCCATTAAAAATATTTTTTGTTCTTTAACCAAAAATGGGCGAAACTTAATTGTTTTGCCTGTTGAAATTAATGTAGTTTCATAAATTGGTATGTCTAACTTTGGTAACATAATATCCTCGCTTTGTTAAAATAAATTAAGTTAATGCTTTACCAAAAGGTGATATCTTAGCAAGACCAACTCCAAATAGAGCGGCCGCAGCTGCAGCGATATCGTAACTTCCGGTATATACTGGTTTGTATTTCTGATAAGCAAATTGCACTTGTAATCTATGAAAATTATCATCAGACCAACTTAATGCTTGTGATGATATTCCAATTGGATATGCATCCATCAATTCAACTGCATATATTTGCTTAATAAAATCATCATACTGAATCACCTTGATTGGTGTCATGTATCTTGTTGCTTCGTCTTTTGGAAATCTAACATTGTTTGTATCAGAAGGATTAATAGCTTCTAACCATCTATCAAACAATTTTCTTTCCCAAAATTCATTTGTACATATAAAAGTCAAAGTCATACTTCCATCACCAAATTGTGATTGATATGGAACTTTATATGTTGGACCGTAAACTTTTGCTTCATGTGTCATTATTGTTCTGCCAGGCAACTCTGCGGCCTCACATTGCAAAGCAAGATATCTTGATAGTGTAGAATTTGCACCAGTTGGTGATTGCCCTATTGCACTACCAATCGTGTCTGTTATTGTACCAAAGATTGCGTTTGGTAAATTAAATAGTGCTTCAAGAGCAGTGCTAGATACAAACTTTGCAATATATGGCGGCAATGGAATAACAACTTCAAATCTAGATGGTTTTGCTGGACCATCTTTTGAACGCATATGCGACAAAAATAAATTTGGTGAAAATGACATTAGAATTTTTTCCTTGAGTCTGCGTAAACTTTACTTGTGCTTGCACCAACAAATGATTCTACAGGTAACAATGCAGCTATGTCCCATTCATCTGCGGTGATTTCTAAAAATCGTGATTCAATTTGAGTAAATAAATATCTTTTAATACAAGGAGTTGCTTCAAACACTCTTGATGCGGATGATAGATATCGGTAGTTGATTTTTAGTTTAGTATTTTCATCATAAGTACCATTACTTGTTGTATCACTTAATTTATCCAACAAAATCATTCTGTTTTTTGGATGAATGTAATGTAAATTTAGTCCTAAAAATCCATCGTTATATCGTTCAATTGGAATCACTAGAGGAAACCTATCATAGTAAGGCATTGAGTCTTTTGTTTTTGGATCATAGAAATAGAAATACATTTTTCCAATCATAGAAGAATTTCTAAGTCTTTGCCTGTCGGCCATCAACCCATCTGAAGTCGGTTTTAAGTCTTTGACTTTTGCCCGTAACCATGCTCTAGATGCATTGGTTCTAGGAGTTAAACCTTCTTTTGCAAGCGATGTTTTAATTCTATCAAGTAATTTTGCCATTATCTATTTATCTCAAATGCCTAAGTCTTTTTCAGTTAGCACTTTAAATTGCCAACCATGTTCTTTACAGAATAAGTCAGCTGCTCGCCACTTCTCTTGATTGATGGCATATGTTGCGGATTCTTGAATAAACCGTGCCGTTTTGCGTCTTCGCACTGGTTGTTTTGTTTGTGACTCTGGCTTTACTTCCAGCACCATCGTCATCTCCTGACCATCTTTCCGTTTGATCCTAACGATGAAGTCTGGAAAATAACGATGCACTCTTTGGTCGATAGGAGACTTATAAGGTATCGGCAACTCTTCCGATGCCCACCAGATAACTTTGGGGTTGTCATCTAACCACTTCATTACTCTGATTTCCCATGAAGAACGATAGATAATATTATTAGCATTACCGTTGTACTTCTTTGGGTTTTTGGGGTGAAAGATTCCTTTATATGACATAAATACTATCTATAACTCTTATAGGACAATCATGGCACTTTTTGGATTTTCAGATATAACATTCGATAAAGGTACCACTTCAAGAAAAGGACCTCTAGGTTCTTTAGTCGGAAGTCAATACGAAACTAATACTTTAAAATATCCAATTGATATTGGTAATGCTGATAAATCACATTACATGGTTTTTTATATCAGAGAACAAAGAAATACAAAATTTGTTGGAACACCTGCTAAAGATTTTACGGAT